CCAGATTGAGGCCCTCCAAGGCGATATGCCAGCGCTGCGTCGCCAGCGCGCCGGTTTGCAGACGGCGCTCGTAATCCGCTTCAACCGTCCCTTGAGCGGCGAGCGCCTCGGCGCGGATGCGGCGATATTCCGCGAGGTTCTGGATCAGCGGGCGCAAGCCCTGCTGCACCTGGGCGTCGCTGAACAGATCGCCCAGGCGGCCGAGGTTTCCTTTCAGGGTGCGATTCGTGATCTCGGCGATCGCCTCGATCGGCGTCATGCCTTTCTTGGCTGCCTTCTTCATTTCCCGTTCGAGGTTGACGCCCATTTTCGCGAAGTTCTTCCGCGTCAGCGGCGCGTTGATCTTCTGCAGGATGTTCGACAGGTTCGTCGCGGCGCTGGCGCTGTCGCCCGTACCCTTGCGCACGATCTGGAGAGCGGCCGACAGGTCGGCGACGGCGGGCACGCCCTTCTGCCCGAGCGCCTGATAGCCGGCGCCGAGCTGCGGGAAATACTTCGCCATGTCCTTGAGTTCGAACGCGCCCGCCTTACCCGCCTGCGCCATCGCGTCGAGCGCGCGGCCGAATTCCAGCGCCGGGACCTTCAGGTTATCGAGAGCGGCATAGCCCGCCTGGGAAAGGTCGGCGATCTCGGCATTGTAGGCGGTGGCGGCGCGGCCGATCGGGTTGAGCAGTCCAAGCGCATCCTCGCGGCTGGCGCCCATGCCGGCGAGAATGTCCATGCCCTCGGAAATGGCCGCCGCCGTCTGTGTCGTATCGCGGGCGACGGCGCGCAGCTGGACGCCAAGCTTCGGAAGCTGGGACACCGGCGCATTGATCTTCTGACCGATGTCCTCGAGCTTGGTTTCGAACTCGGTGGCCGCGCGAACCGGCGCAGCGACGGCGCGGGCGAGGCCATAGGCCACGGCGCCCGCTTCGAGCATCCTGCCGCGCACCGCGGTCAGGCGAGCGTTGTTGCGCTGCTGAGCGGCAGTGAGCTTGCCGAGCGCCGCCGTCACCGCTCGCGAAGGCCCTGTGACGCGATCGAGCAGTTCGACGATCAGTTTCGAGGTCAATGTCGACATGATCTATTTTCCGGCCTCAGCCTTCAGGATGTTGTTGAGGGCGGCGGAATAGGCGGTGAAGCGGTCCATTTCCATATCCTCGATCTCGCCGACCGGGGTGTGGAGATGGCGCGCCAGCGCCGCCACCGCCTCTACTACGCTGCCGCGTCCGGCGCTTTCGCTATGGCCGCCGCCGCCGATTTTCCCATCAGCGGCGCCGTCGCTTCGCCGATGGCTTCGAAGTCGTCGATATCGAGTTCCGCGATAACGGGAATGGAAACGTCGGCCATGGACGCGAGGATGCCCATGGCTCGGCTGGCATCGCCTGTTCTGCCACCGATTTCAGCCGCGACCAGATCCTTCGCCTTCATCTTGCGGAAGGTGAGGCTGGCATAGGTCTTGTCGCCATAAGTGACGGGAATGGAAAGCTTCACAGTGATGGTCTTGGCATCGGACATGGCCCTTACTCCTTTGAGGGGGTTACATTGATGGTGATGTTGAAGACGGGACCTGCCGGGGCCGGCAAAGCGGGCGGCAAATCGAGAAACGCGTCGACGGGGACGGGATCGACGTTCGGAGGTGCGAGATCCTTGAGCATCCGGCCTACTACGGAGGGACGGGAGAGAAATTCGCCCATGGCGCTGCGGGGCAGTTGCATGGCGTTACCTCGCGGCTGGAGTGGCGTGAGGCCGCTCCCGGCACTGAACCGGGAGCGGCGAGGATGCTTGAGGGCACGGCAGAGGAACCGCGCAGGGTCTGCATCTGGGGAACCCACCCCCACCCATGGCCGTCGCCTGGCGCGCGATGTCTTCACAGCGGGCGGAACGCGCCAGGCGTTTGCGACCGGCCTTGCCGCTATGCCCTCCGCCCTCGGAATTCTTCAAAAGAGCCGCCATCACGCCTGCCCCAGGGAAAGGACGAGCAGATTGGAAAAGCGGTCGCCGATTGTCCGCACGTCGAACAGCGGTGCGCCGTCGCGCTCGATGGCGCGCACGCTGTCTTTCGTGCGGATCGGCGGCCCTGCATAGGTGGAACGGTCTATGATCAGCTCTGCCGTGCCGGTGGCAAGCCGAGTATTGAATCCAGGTCCCGGCTGTACGGCCACGTCGCCCGCGACATGGAGGATGGCGCGGATTTCGGTTTGCTGCCGGTCAGGATCTGACCGCCCGTCCCTGTCGAAGAACGATAGCCGCACCGTCTCGCCCCAGCGGCGAGCCTCGATGCCGTCTATCTTCCGCTCCAGATTGCGCCAATCGGCCATTGTCGTTTCCTGTGATGGCGGTTGCGCGTCGTGACGGGGAAAGGAAAACCCGGCGGGAGACGCGCCCGCGCTGGCCGGGACCCGCCGGCCGGCGCCCCGCAGCCCTGGCTACATGAACAGCCGTACGACCCCGGCGGCGGACGGGTTGGCGGCGACAGCCAGGGCGTGCCCGATCAGCGTGTTCGACCCCGAGCCATCGGCGGTCGTGCATTTCGAGCCGTCCCAGTAGATCTTGGCGCCGACAGTCCATGCCTGGGCGCTGGTTTTCGGGAGCGTGAACACGCCCTCGCAGATGATCTCGACGGGATCGCCGGACGCGGCGTCGTACTCGGCGATACCGAAGAGTGAACCGACAAGAACGCCGTCGCCGGATTTGACGGTGGCGGGCGCGAGTACGGACACGATGCGGCTGGGCTGGATGAAGTTCTTCATGTTCTTTATCCTTCTGGAAAAAAAGGGAGAAAGGTGTTGACGCGGCGGCCCTGAAGCCCGGCGAGTTCGCGATCGATGGCCGCGATCGCTTTTTCGATCTCGACCATGGTGCGGTATTCCACCTCGCGGCGGGTGCCGCCGGAGTGGAAGACGATCCGCAATTCGCCGGATGCGCGGGCGGCAACCAGTTCCGCCCGCTGCGCTTCAAGGTCCGCCTGCGTCGTCATGGTCAGGTCCCGGCGTTGAAATAGGCGCCCCGGAAGTCGATGACGCCGGTTGCGAAGTCGAGGCTGGCGGCGACCTTCACCGCCTGCGTATCGAAATCGCGCTCGGTGCGGACCTGCGGGCCTTCGCTGCCGGCGACGTAGCCGTAGACCACGACGGGAGCGGCCCCGGGCGCGGCGAACACATACCAGCGGTTATCCGTGATCTCCGCGTCGACGATCAGCTCTGCGAAGTTGGTCCAGACGTTCACGTCGCTCGACTTGGTGGCGACGATCGCGGCCAGTAGCTGGCGGGCGGCCACTTCCTGCGCCGGCCCGACCACGAGGAAGGCCGGCTGGAGGTTGAGCGCCAGCCCGTCGATCGACTTCTGGCCGCGCAGCGCCGCCACCGCGATCGCCACGTTGGTCGCGTCGAGCGCCGTGCCCGACGACGCCTTGTTGCCGTGGTCGGTATGGAACAGCGCCTTGTTGTCGGAGAGGTTGCCGTTGGCGACGAGCGCGCCGTAAGCGAGGCGGTTTTCGTCGACCGCGGCACGCGTGGCGATCATCGACGAGAAGTCGGACAGCGCCGACAGATCGTCGTTGATCAGCGCACGGCGGCCGATGGCGATGCCGGTGCCGAACTCCTTGGCGCGAACCTTCTCGGCGTTCTCGGAGATCGTGCCGTACTTGACCTCGCCGTTCTCATTCATTTCCTTGAAGGCCGGGAAGTCGCCGACGCGAAGGAACTGATGATCCTTGAAATCGACGAAGGGCTTGCGCGCCGCCCACTTCCGATAGGTCGGCGCGGCCACCTGGTACTGCGCCAGCAGCGCCTTGTTGGCGGCGTCGGACAGCAGCAACGGGAAATCCGAGGTGCTGTGCGCCCCGACCGCGCGCTGCAGGAGCGCGTCCTGGTCGCGAAGGTTGATGCGATCGCCACCGGCGACGGCCATCTCTCCGACCATGTCGAGGATCCGGCATGCCCGATATTCGACGGCGCGGCCTTCCAGTTTGCAGGCGGCCGGAGCCAGACGGTGCGCCAGAGCGTCCGCCATTGCGGAGCGGATCGCGACGGGATCGTTATTGTCCTGGCCGACCGCCGCCGTCGTACGGATGCCGCCGGCGGCCTGCGACCGCTTCTGCATTTCGGCGAGCGCGGCGGCGCGGGCGGCGTCGAGCGTCGCCTCGCCGTCGATCTGGGAATTGGCCCAGGCATCGTCCAGGCCGGTCGTCTTTGCGATCGAGCGGATTTCGGCGTTGATCTGCGCCCGCGTCTGCACGCCGGGCTGGTTGTTGTTCTCGTTCTCGTCTTCCGGGTCCATGTCATGGCTCCTCGTGGTTGCCGCCGGATCGGCGGGGATCGCGACCAGGCTGGCTTCCAGCAAGTCAAAGGCGGTCGCGACCTTTTCTCGCCGTTTCGTGTTGGGGTTGACGCGCTCGGTCCATTTGCCGGGCGGGACGGCATAGCCGATGGACACGCCGAAGCGGTCGCCGTCGCCGATCTCGGCCGCGATGCGCTGCGCCAGCGGCGAGTGCCGCGACAGGCGGGCCGTGCCGACGAGGCGGTTGCCGTCGAGACGGATATTCGTCACCTCGCCGAGCTTGCCGTCGAGTTCGAAGCGGTTATGCGAATCCAGCAGCGGCAGGCGCTCGGGGATGACGGCGCCGCGCACATCGAGGATTTCATCGAAGCTGCCGCGCCTGTCCTGCCGCTCGACGGGCGAGCCGGCCGACAGGATCACCTCGAAGGTCCAGCTTTCGGCGTTCCACGTCGAAGCCGTGACCGGAATGGCGCGGGTGAATGTCCCGGCCGCCTCACGCGGCCGATTGCGGGTCAGCATTGCTGGCCTCCTTTTTCGGGTTGGTGAAGGTGAGGCCGAGCGCCTTGGCCCGTTCGTTGTCGGCGGCGATCTCGGCGTCGAGCGCCTCGATGTCGACGCCTCGCGAGGTCACCGCTTCGCGCCGGCTCATGAGGCCGCCGGCAATGGCGTCGAGTTCGGCCTGCACGTCCTTCGCCGGATCGACCCACTGCTGTTTCGGGGTGATGAACTTCGCCGGCAGGGCCGCGTCGACGGTCGATTTCACGCGGCCGGACAGCACCTCGGTCATCGCCCAGCGACGCCAGATCGGACGCAGCGCCTGGAAGACGATCACGCCATGCTGGAGCGCTTCGACACGGCGGCGGAACTCGACCAGGCCAGCGCGGATGCTGGAATAGTTCACGTCGGAAAGATCACCGGTGAAGATCGAGGCTGGCAGGCCAAGACCGACAGCGATCTCGCGTTCGGTCAGCTTCATGAAGGCGATCGCGTCGGCGCCGATCGTCGGCGGCTCGCTAAAAACGATATCCTCGTCGGGTCCGAGATATTTGAGCGTTCCCGGCTCGAGGCCCCCGAGCAGCGCGCCGCCCTGCTGCTCGCCCTCGAAGGGCTGGCCCGAGCCGTTCATGCTCTTGATGAAGCCGGCGAGCATGGCGCCGATCTTCTGGCGAACGATCTGGGCGTCGCGCGTCTGATCGAGATCGGCGATTCGCAGCATGATCGGTGCGAACCACGACACGCCGCGCACCTGGCCGGGGACCTCGGGCCGGAACATGTGCACCATGAGCTCGGCCGGCACGCGCTTCGGCGTCAGCGGCAGCAACGCGAACGGCATGCCGGGACGCTCGGGCAGAACATGGTAGGCGACGCGCCGGCCAGCTGCGTCGAACTCGATCCCCTGCATGATCCTGCCGCCGTCACGCAGTTCGCGGTTCAGGCTGGGGTCGACCTGCTCGGCGTCCAGCAGCCGCACCCGCAACCCATCGTCGGTGTTGACCAGCAGCGCGAAGGCCTCGCCGTCGATGACCATGCGCCTGACCATGATAGCCTGAAGGCCGTACAGATCCGTCAGGCCGTCCGCGTCGGCGTCGTCGGTCCAGAGCTCGAATGCGAGATTGAGGCTGGCGCGGACATCTGGATCGGCATGCGAGGACTGCGGCTTGACGCCCGTTCCGACCAGGGCGGAAACCCACGCTTCGACGCCGGACGCGGCCAGCGCGTTGTTGGCGGCGAGATACCGCGCCCGCCGTGCCAGCGGCCCGCGTGCAGCATGCATCGCCGACAGCGTGGCCGCCATGTCGAGCCGGCCGCGCGAACGCCGGCCGCCGGCGACCGCGGCGTAACCGCGCGCCGAAAAGCGAAACAGGGCTCGGATGCGATTGAGGATCATGGCGGAAATCTACGTGAGGAGGTTCGAAAGCCTGAATGGGTTTGAATGTGCGGAAGTGGGTTTGAGTGGGTTTTACCGGCTAAGTCGCCGGAAGAAGGCGCGCAGTTCGGCCTCGAAAGCCCAGTAGCGCCGGCCGCAGCGATGCACCGGCGAGTCGGGCATCCCGACCAATGTACGGCGCACGAAATCCGGGCTGGCGTTGCGGGCGGCGGCGATCGCCCACGCGCCCCAGATGATTTTCGACGGGCTCATTGGACCGCCTCCGGCTCTGCCGTGAGGCACAGTTCTACCCCCGCGATCTCGCGCTCGGCGGCCAGGAAGGCGGCATTGACCACGTCCAGCGCCTCACCGCGCGCCAAGCCGGCCGAGATCAACCGATCCCGCAGTTCGCAGCCAAAGGCGAGCTGGTGCTGGACGACTTCGAGATCGGTCAGACCCAGCGCGCCCAGCGCGGCGCAATCGCGGGCGATCAGCAGTCCGACCGCCGGTGTTTCATCCATGAATTTCTCGAATTTCGTCATGTTCCGCATCCTGTTTCGACCGGTTAGCTATGCCCTCCCTGCATAGCTAAGCCATTGTATTAATTCGCTTTACCTATGAAATTTACCTCACAGACAGAAATCCCGGGGCCGCCTGTACCCGCAGACGGCGGACGCTCGGAAGGACCCGCTTCGATCTC